TGCCGTGATCGTCAGCTACAACGCGCGCTTCGACACGGTGGAAATACCGGCTGAGGATCCGTTGGACGCGGTCGCACAGAGTCCGACTCCTCAGCCGCCCCCTCCTCCCGGCCCGCCGGGAGCGCCTGCTGGCCCCGGAGCCCCGCCACCGGGACCGGGCGCACCACCGCCGCCACCCGGAGCACCACCCGCTGGTCCTGAGGCTGGACCGGGAGCGCCCCCGGCACCTCCGGCGCCCGAAATGCTCCAAGTGTCGCGCCCCGTCAGCGACATGTTCAGCGTCTCGCGCATCTCGCCGCGCGACCTCCTCTGGCCGAGTGAGTTCATCGGCTCAGACTTCAACAACGCCGACTTCATCGCGCACAAGGCTCGGATGACGCGCGCGTGCGGCAAGGCCGAGTTCAAACTGACGGACGAGCAGCTCGAACAGGCGGTGGAAACGACTCCCATCGACGGAACGACCGATCTGCGCCAGACCCAGAACAAGCAGCCGCTCGCGGACATCGACGAGATCGCCTACGTCGAGCTGTTCTACTGGCGCTACCGTCAGGACCCCGACGAGAAGAACTTCAAGGCTATCTGGCGCATCGTCTACGTGGACGGCATCGACAAGCCCGTTGTCCATGAGCCGTGGAAGGGCCAGAAGCTCGACCCGATGGCGCGGAAGTACACGGGCGCGTGCAAATTCCCGATTCAGCTGCTGACGCTGATGTACATCACGGACAACCCGGTCCCGCCGTCTGATTCGCAGGCTGGACGGCCGCAGGTTGCCGACATGCGCCGCTCGCGCTCGCAGATGTTCCAGAATCGGCAGCGGTCGATCCCGATTCGCTGGTTCGACGTGAACCGTATCGATATGGACCTGCAGGCGAACCTCATGCGCGGCATCGTGCAGGGGATGATCCCGACGAACGGCCCCGGCGACCGCTCAATCGGTGAGATCGCTCGCGCCAGCTACCCATCCGAGAATATCGAGTTCGACCAGCAGGCCAAGGCCGACCTGAACGAGGTCTGGCGCATTGGACCGAACCAGATGGGCTCGGAGGGCCGCTCACGGACCACAGCAGCCGAAGCGAACGCCACGCAGGAGAACTTCAGCACCGGAGTGACGCAGGAGCGTTCGTTCGTCGCGGCGTTCGTGCTCAATATCGCTGATGTCCTCGCGGGCCTCATGACGCTCTACTCGGACTTCCCGATCCTGACGGACGAAGAGAAAGCAGCCTTGTTCGGCACATGGGACATCAAGCACATCACGCATGACCTCGTCCTGAACCTCATCCCCGACTCGATGGTCGCGCTCGACGCCGGTCAGCAGATCGACAAGCTGATGAAGGGCATGAACATGACCGTGCAGAGCGGGTTCGTGAACCCCGAGCCGATCATCGCGAAGATCTGGGAGCTGAGCGGGATGGACCCGGCAGAGGTGATGACGAAGCCCCAGCCGAAGACCGAGAAGCCGAACATCAGCTACCGGTTCACAGGCAAGGAAGATCTGACGAATCCGCTCGTCGTCGCGCTGATGATGGCGGAAGGCGTCTTCCCGTCACAACAGCAGATCGACGACGCGAAGAGCGTGCTCGACAAGCTCGCGGCGAGCGCCATGCCGCCCCAGCTGCCGCCCGGAGTGCCGGGGCCGGGACAGCCGGGACCGCAAGGCCCGCCGACACCGAATGGGCAGCAGCCACCCGCCCATCCTGACTGGAACATGGCCCCGAAAGTCGCATCACGTAGCCGGGAGATGGGCGGCGCGTAATGCCATTTGATCCGGCTCTCGCTGCGCCCCGCGCCGACGCGTCACTCAAGGGCAACGGGTTCCTCGGCGTCATGAAGCGCCCCGATGGCGGGGTCATGAGCGAGTACTCGATCCCGATGGACGAGGAGAACGGCGACTACCGCGACATCCCGAGCTTCGTGCCGACGCTCTCGAAGAAAGAGGTGCAGCACCTCCTCTCGATGAACGACGGTGATCCGTTCCCGCAGTCGGTCGCGAAGAAGGCCGTGGCGTTCGCCAAGCAGCGCGAGAAGGCGGGTCTGCCGTTCTTCGCGCAGAATGGTGAGGAGGATCTCACGATCCACCCCGATCTGCCGCGCGCAGCGACCACGGGACCGGGGGCGACGTTCATGCCGACCTCGCGCGACGACGGCTCGATGGACAGCTCAGCGTTCTCACAGGCTCTGCGTAACACCGCAATGGCGGGACACGCGCCGATGGCCGACCAGCCAGCAATGGCGAGCCATCCGATGATGCAGCAACTGCTGGAACTGGCCGCAAAAGGGAGGCCATAACATGGGTAAATCACTGTTTGCGTCGAAGACGTTCTGGATCAACGCGCTCGGGGGCATCGCGTCCACGTCCGCACTCGCGACGGGCTACATTCCGCCCAAGTACGCTCCGGTCGTTGTGGGGACGGGCGCTATCGCCAATATCCTGCTCCGGCTGATCACCAATCAGCCCATCGTGTAACATGCCGATGTTCGAGTATCGGTGTCCGATGTGCAACCAGCACTTCGAGCGCCTCACGGACGACAGCCACAAGGATGAGCAGCGGCACTATCCCTGTGGCGTCGTCGCGGCGAGGCTCCCCAGCGCACCCGCGTTCAACGTGACCGGCTACAACGCGAAGAACCGCTACACCGACCGGCGCCTGTTCGCGATACAGCCGGATGGTTCCACGGAGAAGAAGTAATGCCGGTCTATGATCGGCGTTGCTCGGACTGTGGGCGTATCGAGCGGGACAAGATCGAAGTGATCAGCGCGGCTGATTACGAATGTGCCTGCGGGGGCGTCATGCTTCGCACATGGCTCCCCGGTAGCGCCAACGGCGTGATCGACGACTCGATACCCGGCGGCATGGAAATCAAGAACGCCCTGTGCAACCCCGATGGGACGCCCCGGCGGTTCGACTCTCACAGTGATATAAAGCGGGCAGCGGCAGAGGCGGGGTGGACAAACGTCGTAGAACACATCCCGATGCGCGGCTCGGACAAATCCCCGCACACGACTCGGTGGGTCGGCCTCCCACAGGGTCTGGATCCCAAGGCAGAAGCAGAGCGGGTAGCCGCATGGCACGCACACGAAAGCAAGCTGATCTCGGATTCGAGCACGTAATCGCGGCCGTTGGACTGATCTGCCTGACGCTCGTCGGGCTGATCGGCGTGAAGGGCTCGGATTGGTGGCAGCATCGGCTGCTTGAGCGCGTGAAGGCCAGTACGCTGCACCTGACGAGCCCCGCCGGTGGCGGGGTCTGTAGTGGGTTCGTCGTCGCGAAGAACCGCTTCCTGACCGCGTTCCATTGCTCGGACATTACATCGGCAGCGGACGGCAAGCCGGTCAAGATCCTCGCAGGTAACCCCTACTACGACATCGCGTTCTACGAGGTCGAGACGGCCAAGCGGCCTCTCCACATCGCGGAAGTCACGCCGATGGTCGGGGACGAGGTCACCTCGGTCGGCTACGGCTGGGGCCAGTTCCTGATCTGGCATCATTCGGAGGTCGAGCTGCTGAATGCGAAGATTCAGGAGCAGTTCGTCGGCTGCATGATCCACGACCGAGAGGACGTCGGGGGCATGAGCGGCGGTCCAGTGTTCGACATCAACGGCGACATCGTGTCCATCGTGTCGAGGGGTAGCGATGGGTTCGCGTGCGGCATCACCCCGGAGATCATTCGCGCGTTTCTCTACGAGATGAAGTAGCTTCACTGAGGGATCGTAAACTTCCGACGTTACAGGAGCAGAACATGTCAGAATCAACCGTGTCCGATCCGATTACTGCCGCCATCGAGTCCTCCATGGCCGATGCGGGCCTCACCGAGACATCCGACAGTGGCGAGACGACCGAAACCGTCTCCGACTCTACGACCGAAGTCCCTGCTGAGGAAACTGCAGGCGCGGAGGGCGAAACAGCGGATGCTGACGGCGATGAGCCTGAAGCTGTTGCAGCTGCGGTCGAGACTCAAGAGGAAAAGAACACCCGAGAGGCCGAAGAGGCCGATCTAGCGATCAAACCGGGCGAAAACGCCATCCCGCACTCGCGCGTGAAGAAGATGACCGCCAAGGCCGAAGAGCGCGGGCGTCAGGCTGCCGCCGGAGTCATCAAAGAGCGCGATACCGAGATTACGAGGCTTCGAGCCTACGAGGCCGAGTACAAACGCTTCAACCAGCTCGCGGACGCCGACCCAGAGCGCATGATCGAGGCCCTCGCGGTCGCGAATCCGGCCAAGTGGAAGCCCATGCAGGCTCGGCTGGCAGGCGCGCCACAGGTGACTGGCACCGCGGCCCCCGCGACCGAAGGACGCCCCCGGCCCAAGCCGAACGTCAAGCTCGCAGACGGCTCGATGACCTACGACGAAGCAGGGTTCGAGGATGTCCTCGCGTGGACGGCCGAACAGGGCTACGCGAAGGCCAAGAAGGAGTTCGAGGCGCGCCTCACGCCCATCGAGCAGGATCGTCGCGCGTCCGAGTTCAACCGCCAGCAGGCCCCGAAGATCGCCGCCCAGATCAAGAACGCCCGTGAACGCTGGGGCGATCTGTTTCAGGCCGATTACGCACAGGCTGAGGCGGGCAAGCCCTCCGAGATCATCGGCTACATGAACGCCAACCGGACGTCCTTCGAGGATGCCTGTACCGCGGTCCTGCTGCCGAAGCTGCAGGCCAAGCTCAAGGCCGACAAGACGGCCGTGCGAAAGCAGGTTGTCGCAGAGATGAACGAGCGGCCCGCGGCGGCCGTCGAAGCGCGTGCGGCTGTCAAAGCGCCCGCCGGATCGCGTACAATGGAACAGGTCATTGCGGATTCGATGGCCGCAGCTGGCTTGAAGTAAAGGACCGACATGTCAAACACCGCAACCCGTCAGATCCAGATCGTCTACTCGGGCGATGTCGTCGGCACCCAGACCTTCGACGCCACCGACAACGTGCTCAGCCCGAGCGTCGTGCAGATCGTCTCTCTCGCGCCCGGAGCGAACACTATCACCGTCCCGAGCGACGGGGTGGCGGTTCCGACCGCCGCGACCATCGTGTTCCCGTCCACGAACACGAACCTCGTGACGCTGAAGGGCGTGACCGGGGATACTGGGGTCAAGCTGCACCCGACCGACCCGTTGACCGTCTCCCTCGACCCCACCCAGACCTCCTTCGTGCTGACCGCAGCCGATACGGTCGCGGGGGTTCGCATCCTCTGGACGTAATTCGCCGGATGGGGGCTTGACGACCCCGGCCCCCATCCTGTATCTTAGACATGCGCCTGATTGACGTAATCAATCATCGATTCGACCCCGCCTCGGCCTTGCGTAGTAGGCCCCTACCGGCACACTGACCCCCGTTCGAGTGGTCAGCAACGCTCCAACTCGTAAGGTGTCTTCCCATGGCTCTTGTATCTCAGATCATCTCGGCGTCCTACGCGGCTGTCGTGAACGAAGCCCGTCAGGCCGCGAATCAGTGGGTTGAGTCCGCGTTCATGCGCGAACTCGAACGTCAGGGCGCGGTCGACCGTGTGGACTTCGGTTCGCAGATCGAAGCGACTCTCGACTATCAGGCGAACCCCGGCACAGCGTTCCTCAGCGCGTCCATGCAGCCGACCTCCCTCGCGGAGACGGAAGTTGTGACCAGCGCCGTCTACGCCATCGCGGAACTCTCGATCCCGGTGACTTGGTCCAAAAAGACCGAAGCGCAGAACCCCTCGACGAACCAGAAGATCGCACTGGTCAAGCAGCTCGTGACCAACGGTCTGAACTCGCACGACAACGCCATCGAGCAGGCGTTCTTCGCCACCTCGACGAACGGCTTCCTCGGCCTGCCGACGCACATGACGACGGCCGGAACCGGTTCGGACGGCGGCATCGACAGCGGCACGGACACGTTCTGGCAGAACAAGACGGCGACGTACGTGGACGACACGGACATCGAATCGGCCATGACGAGCGGCTGGAACGCGGCGACCAAGGGATCCGGCTCACAGCTGAGCCCGACGTTCTGCGTCTCCGACGCAGCGACACAGGCGATCTTCGAGGGCACCCAACAGGCCAATCAGCGGTGGATCGACACCGAAGAGCTCAAGGCCGGGTTCAAGATCCTCGGGTTCAAGACGACGCGCTACGTGTTCAGCCAGTTCGGGACCAGCTCGATCTTCATGGGCAACCCGAAGAACCTGAGCCTGAAGTGCAGCAAGACGTTCTTCCGCGACCGTGGCGAAACGCAGGAGATCCCGAACGCGAACGGCTACACGTTCAAGATCTACTCGGCGCTGCAGTTCATCACCAACAACCGGTCGCGTCTGGCGATTGTTCACGTCTAACAGTGACGGGGGGCTTCGGCCCCCTTTCGCCTAGACAAAGGAAAAGCTCATGTCTGTTACCGCTCTCCTCACCGGCGCTCCTCTCGCCGCCACCGGCAAACCCGGCGACGTCGACACTCTCGCTCTGTATCCCACGGGCCGCAACAACGTCGGAATGCGCGCCAAGGGCTATGACACGACCGGCAACGTGGCCGAGTACATCTACCTCAAGGGTGTGACCTCGACCATCGTCGGCTCGGTTGTGACGTTCGATCAGGCCGGAACCACGGCTCTCGTTGTGGCCTCCGGCGCGGGCATCTGCGCGGTTGCCACGGGCATCACCGTTGGCAGCACGTTCGGATGGTACGGCGTCCAAGGCGTGTTCCTGACCGACGTGGTCGCGAACACCGCAGCGGGCGGCAAGCTCGGCCGTGAAACCACGGACGGGAAAGTCGGAGACGGGTTCTCGGCGGGCGACCAGATCGTTGGCGCCTACCTCGGCCTCGTGGCCACCACGGCAGCGGCCGTTGTGCTCGCGATCTACTCGTACCCGGTCTGCGGCGTCAACGTAGCGTAGTCGCTCTGCGGGGGTCTAGCATCGGCTAGGCCCCCACTTTTTCTCAGGGGCTCGTCCCCTGCTGGAGCATCTCATGTCAGCACCGATCTATAAGGGCGGCAGGCCCTTCGTCAAACCGGGCGTTCGGCTCGGCAGCAATACCGGCGTGTTCCCGGTTGTGGGCGCACCCGTCGATGGCACGACCCTCGCGAACGTCGCGGGACCCGGCTCGATCCTCCTCTCGACCTCAGGCGTCGTCTATGTGAACACGAACACGAAGGCTTCGCCAACGTGGACGGTGTTCTCGGCGCAACAGCCCTCCACCACGACCAAAGCGTTGGTCGCGAGCGAGACGGCCTACAGCGCAAACGTCGTTCCCACCGACATCACGGGGTTCTCGTGGACGGTTGCGGCG